GATTCAACTTTGGAGGAGCGCTTGCCTTATCAGTTTAGGTTTAGGCTGCCAGGGTGCGTAATCCGCAACAACTACGATCCTACTTATCCTCATGCGGGTAACGGTACTAAGAAGCACATTGTATTTAAGGACATCAAATGAATAATGAACCAGTAGCGTGNATAAATGTAGAAAAGCGTAGGCTGGAATGGGATAAGCCAACACTATGGGAAACACCAACAGTAGTAAAGCTAGATAGGATTCCACTCTATACCCATCCANTAAAAGAACCTAATTACAAATTTGGTGTTGATTGGTCTAAAGATGGCAATGCAGTAACAGTTTTAAAGATTTGTGAAGATGGTGTTGCTGAAGTTGTTTTTATGGATTACCAAGAAGTTACCCATCCAGTAAAAGAACTAACAGATGAGGAAATAGGACAGTTAAAAGGCGAATGGTACAGGGGTAACTATGTTTCTTTTTACGATTTAGTTAGAGCAATACTAAGAAAGGCACAAGAATGAACGCAATTAAAGGTTTAATTTTGACTGTAATTATAGCTATTGCTTTATACGGCTCTGCCGTTGTTATAGGTGGCTGGGTAGGGTTTGCTTATGTTGCTTATGTAAATGTTACAAATGTTTTACTAAGAAAGGCACAAGAGAAATGAACGCAACTGAACTAGCTGATGAATTAGAAAATACTTATCCGTTTGTTGGTGTCATGGAAATTGCAGCCACCATGCTACGCCAACAACAAGCTGAAATAGAACGCTTGATAGGTGCTGAACCAATAACCTATGGGATGCTTACTTTTTGTAAGAATTGTGGGCAACAAAACCCTTATTTTGAAAAGGCACAAGAGAAATGAATGAATTAGAAGCACGCATTAAAGAACTAGAAGCAGAAGTAAAAAAACTAAATGACGAGGTGTTCTACTGGCGCACAGCTTTTGATAGAGCCCTTGTTGCATACAACAGACTTGAAAGGAAACAAGATGGAAAACCCGAACTCTACTGAATTAAAAAGCCTGTGGGAATTAAGTTGCATGGTTGAAACAGTTAGCTACAAACTAAGTAGTATCCGAGATGTGGCTGAGATTGTTGCCGAGCGTGTTATTACTGACCCCGAGAGTGGCGCTATATGGGCGGTGACTGAGATGATTGAAGAGCAAGAGAGAAAACTAGAAGCAATCAGCGCAGACATCATGGACTGGCATAGGGCTGTGAAGGATTATGACGCATCCAAACCGCAGACTAAAAAGAAAGGAAAGAAGAAATGATTAGGTGGTTATGGAACAAGATGATGAAGTGGTGCTGGGACTTTAATCATGGTAGGGGAGAAGTTATTTCGTTGGGTATGGGTCGTAATAGAGGCCCACTCGAGTGCAACTTTAATGATGTAGATGAGTTCAGAATGTCTATGGCTAAAGCACAAAACGGCAAGATAGTTCAGATCACTAAACCCATTCTAGATAAGTACGGCAACCCCTCAGATCAAAGAGAAGGTGAGTTTTATGTAGTAGCGGAAGGGCAATCACTTTCAGAAATAGTTAACACAATATTAAACTTAGAGGATATGAAATGAACGACGATAATTTTGTTTGGGTAGTGATGGGAGCAGTTTGTATTGCTGTGTTTTTTGCAGTGTGGGGCATCGTCGTATTTGACTGCGCCACTTATAGAGAATCTACTGGTAAAGAAGTTAAGCTGGAATGGGGGACTTGCTATGTTAAGTCGGGTGGAGAATGGTTTAGTAAAGACCAAATACGAGGTGTGAAATGATTGAGATAGACCCTTGTAGTGGAGAGCCTGTGCCGTTTGCTGGGTGGGTGCAGTATAGCGATGATACTGTGGTGTTGAAATACGATGCGGAAGAAGCTAGAGATGCCGTACTAAACATAGCAGAACAACTTACCAAGCACGACCCAGTTAATCACCCCAAGCATTACACCTCGCATCCTAGTGGTGTGGAGTGCATAGAAATAACTCGGCATATGGGTTACAACTTGGGTAATGTATTTAAGTATGTGTGGAGAGCCGACCTAAAGGGTAAGGACATCGAGGACTTAGAGAAGGCGGCGTTTTATTTACAGGATGAGATTGAACTACGCAAGAAAAACAAACAAGATGAGCTAGAAGAAAGGACAGGGTTCTGATGAAGGTAAGACATTGGGTAGGAATTGCGTTGGTGCTGGGGTGTTGGTTTCTTATCATCCTATCTGCACACGCTCAATACAACTGGCAAGATAGTCCGTACAACTATAAGAACTCGGAGTACAACCCACAAAACTCCCCTTATAGCTACGATAACTCACCATACAATCCTAAGAACTCGCAGTATAACTACGCAAACCCAAGAGCAAATGGAGTGTATGATAACGAGGGCAACCGAGTGGGCTATGTGGTAGAGAGCCAAGAAGGTGTTAGAAATTATTTTAATAATGATGGGCAAAGGATTGGATATGGAAGAACTAAATAGAGAAGAAGTAGTTAAGCTGGCGCTCACTGCTGGCTTGGGTAGGCACGAAGTGCTACGAGATATTGTTAAGATGGAACGCTTTGCTAGGCTAGTACAGAAAGCAAGCGCAAAAGACGCTGACGAGATTGATATGGATGGGAGATGCTGATGAGAGATGGTGGCAAAGGCGATATGCCAAGACCAATTAGAGATTTAGTGCAGTTCGACAAGAACTGGGACGCTATATTTAAACACAAAAAGGAGAAGCTAAATGAGGAACTGCCCGAAGTGCGAAGCGAAACTCAAGACAACGCAGACACGCATAGCAAGCCAGCATCCTGATTGGGTGCGTAGAAGAAAAGTGTGTACTGCGAACTGTGGTTTTAGATTAACAACAATAGAGCTCCCGATGAGCGAGCTAGAATTAAGTTACAACGAAGGAGAGGCTGATGGACAGCAAGGAAATACTGAAGGCGATTGACCCGAAAGGTGTGGAGATTCAAAGGCTACAAGCGGAATTAGAGATGGCGAAGCATAAAAACGAAGGGCTAATGATGGAAAGAAATGCCCGTAGACGCCATGAAATCGAACGTAGTTGGATGCGTGAGCATGGAATAATGATCGAGACTACCGAGGGTATGAAGTATTTGAAGGATGAAGACTTTGATAAGTTCTTTAAGCGGTTGAAGATTACGCAATATGCTAGGATTGGAACTTTGGACAATGACGTGAATCCTTTAAAAGCTCCGCTCTACGACTACGAACTACTCGACGACAACGGAGAGGACTAATGCACCCAATCGGAAAGAAAAAGAAAGCGCACCAATTAACTGAGGTCGAGAGGCTAAAGGAAGAGATTCGTGTGCTCAAAACCAAGACACCCGAGTATAAAGAGTTGGAGAACAGGGTTAAGGAGTTGAAGTATGCGATTGATGTGATGAAGGATAGGTTTGATAACTGCGTGGAAGACGCTGGCAGATACCGCACGCTAAGAAAAAAAGAAATAATTATTCCCGATGTTGAGCAAGGCATGATCTATGCTAGTGGTGCTGAGTTAGATAAGCTAGTTGATGACACCGCCAACCCCGACTTACATACCTTACTACGACAGCTCCTTGATGCGGCAACTCTATCTAGCAGACCAATTACACAAAAGCCAACACAGATATTAACCACAGAAGGCATACGAAACAGCGCTAACGAAATACTTCTTAGCCACATGAAGCAAGTGTATGCGGATGCTAATGATGCGTTTACGTATCAGACTTATGGTCTAGGTTTTGAAGTAGACAACGGGAGAAGGTAATGGCACAAACCCCTGAGAAGAAAGTTAAGGAAGCGGTAACAAAAATCCTTAAAAAGTATGGTGTGTACTATTTCTATCCTGTAATGGGTGGGTTTGGTCGTTCGGGTATTCCCGACATCATAGCTTGTTACAAAGGCCGCTTCATTGCGATAGAATGTAAGGCTGGTAAAAATAAAACCACCGCACTACAAGAAGCAGAACTAAAGAAGATTGAGGATGCTAGAGGGTATGTGATGGTAGTAAATGAAGAAAACATTAACTATGTAGAAGACTCTTTAGACACAATGAAGTGGATTGAAGAACACAACGAAAGAAACGAATGACAGATAAAACAACACCTGATAGCGCCCTCGAAGCAATCTATGACCTCATTGAGCAAGGCGCTGATGACCCAAATGTATCTATGATTTTAGTAGTAGCCAACAGCAAAACAAGTAGCGTCAAGGTATGCGGTCTTAACATTGATGAGATTGAAGTTCCTATCTTACTTACTGAAACTGCGGCTGAGATTGGACATAGGGTTCTAGATCAACTTAACGACAGGACAATTAACTAATGGAAATCAAAGTCGAGGTAGTACGAGAAAATGAAGATGGGTCAGCAGATGCGCTGGTTCGCTTCGATAAAGAAGGCTTAGGCTTTCTAATTCAAGAGGGTGTGTTAGCAATTCTTAAACAATATATAGAGCAGTGCAAAAAAGAAGCTAAACAAAAGAAAGTTAAAAATGTTCGGAAGAAAAACGTTAGTAGTTGATTTTGAAACTCGTTGGGATAGTAAAGACTACACGCTAAGCAAGATGACTACGGAAGAGTATGTTCGCAGTCCAATGTTCAAGGCTTTTGGTATTGGGTATAAGTGGCTCGACGAGGATACAACAACTTGGGTAACACACGATGACATTCCTTCTTGGGTCAGCTCTATTGATTGGAAAAACATTAATGTGCTAGCGCACAACGCTCAGTTCGATGTGGCTATCCTTGCTTGGAGATACGGCGCTAAGCCCGCCTTTATTCTTGATTCTCTTTCTATGGCTCGTGCTCTGCGTGGTGTAGAAGTGGGCAACAGCCTAGCTAAGTTAGCAGAAGATTACGGGCTACCGCCTAAAGGACAAGCGGTGCATAGTACCAACGGCCTATCTGAAATTACTTTTGAGATGGAGAATGAACTAGCTGTCTATTGTGAACACGATGTGGAGTTGTGTGCTCAGATATTTAGAAACCTGATGAACGAAGTAGAGGGTGGGTTTCCTGAGAATGAATTGAAGTTGATAGACATGACGCTCAAGATGTTTGTGTTTCCTATGCTTGAGCTAGATAAGGAGATGTTAGATGAAGCAATCGGTGATGAGAGGGCGAAGAGGGAAGCGTTACTTAAAAAAGTTGACATTGATGAAACGGCGCTTGCTAGTAACGATAAATTTGCTGAAGTACTTAAAGGACTTGGAGTTAATCCACCACGCAAAATCAGCAAGACGACTGGTAAAGAAGCTTATGCGTTCGCTAAGAGTGATGCGCTCTTCCAAGCACTGCTTAACAGTAGTAACGACGATGTTGCCCTTATTTGTGAAGCAAGGCTCAAAGTTAAATCAACGCTTGAACGCACAAGGGCGCAGAGATTTGCAGATATATCGGAGCGAGGTACGCTTCCTGTCCCACTCAACTACTACGGAGCGCACACAGGTCGTTGGTCAGCGAGCAAAGGTTCGGGGCTTAATCTGCAGAACCTTAAACGGGGGTCTTTTTTACGCAAAAGTATTCAAGCGCCGAAAGGCTACACTCT